CACGGTGTCACCACCCCGTCGACGTCTCACGCCCACTCCGAAGAGATTTTGGAGACGCCGGGCCCCTGGCCCCACCTTTATCGCGGTGTACAGCCCTCCCGAAGGGCACGCCAGATACGATCGGTCAGACCCCCCACACCTGGAAGCAGGGAGACAGGACACCGCCCACAAAGACGGCAACACCACGCCCATGGGCGCAAACGAGGCCCCAGAGCCCGATCAACCCCCGTATTTCTGCTCGTGTCGCGTGAAGAGGCCGGAACTCAGCTCCCGAAGGAGTCCGGACTTACACCACGGATGGCCTACTCTGACGGCGGCCGACCTCGGGTTGAGATTAAGTCTCAGCCACCCCGAGAGGGCCCACAGGAACACGCGGCGAGCCGCCGCCGGTGGAACAAAGCGGACGGTATCAGTGCCGCACAAACCAACTGGACTCCACCAGTCCAGGTTCAGCTTCGAGGGCATGAGGGAAGGCAGGAAACTCCACAACCTCGGATGCCAGGCCGAACCCTGGCACCAGTAGAGACTCCATCAACTTTTGGTCCCCACCTGCGAGACCAAAAGCCCTCTCGAAGCTTAATCTCGCTTCAAGCGAGACAGGTTTAACATCACCCTCCGAGGCAAGCCAAGCACCGATGTAAAAATAGTCGGCCAGTGCGGCTTCATGCACTGTTTTACCCTCAGAGCCAATGTGGCGGAGCATGTTGGAGAAGAGCTGCTGCAAAACAGGCAGCCCCAGAGATAGGGACAGCTCACACCTGCAAACGTCGCGGAGCCAGCGACGTCCGAAAGAAGGTTCACTGAGCCACCTATGAGATGACGCGAATTGTGAAAGAACCTTCTTCCAGTCCCTGACCATGGTGAAGCCCAGACCACGACCAAGGAAAACAGGAGCAGACTGCCCAAAACGTACCTCCTCCAACACGGACACAGGGGCCTCGAGCGTCAGCTCGTGGCCACACTGGTCAAGAACCCTGGTAGCGAAGTCCGGAAGCACCCGCGCGGCATCCGCCCCGGCCATGAAGACCAAGGCGTTGTCGCCATCCACCAAGACGTCATACGGGACGTCATCGGGGACCCCGGTCGCCACGGCGGCCAGCATGATGAGGCTATTGCCCATGCCGGTGTTGAAGTCGCCGCTAGCGCGCCCCCCGGGACGGGAGAACTTCCAACCACCAGAGGTCCTGCCAACCAGGGAAAGTTGGCAAGACAACACAGAGCGTAGACGTCTGCAGCCCCCGTAGGCAGACGTGTACACTCTGTGCTCCTGACGCAGCTGCCGAGAGCTCACGTGAGCCTCGAAACCCTTGCCGTCAGCCTCAAACACCACACAGCCCCTGAAGGAGCTGAACTTGCGGGCTATTAGGTTAGCCCTACCTCTCGGAGAGAGACCCTTAGCTACAACCCTGGGGGACCCCCACGCAGCCAGCCTCGCAGCCAGCCAGGGGGGCTCCCGGTCACGGAAGAACCACTTGAGCGTGAGACGACCCCACAGCCAATGCTCAAACGGCTTGAGCCAAGACGCCAAAACCAAGTTATACCTAGGAGACCGAGGAAATATCATCCTTGGCTTGTGGAACTTGGTCAGCGTAATCTTCTCGGCTTTGCAGAACGCAGACAACTTATAATCCTTCTTCGACAAAGGCCCGTCGACCCGAAGGCTGCGCTCAGCTTCCATATACCTGCGGCGGAGAGACCCAGTGTAAGACTCCGCCACTTCCAGATAGGACCACTTAGGCTCCCGATAACGCCTAGCGAGGGCCCGCAAGCTAGCAAAGGCTTGCTCAAACCCCCGCCCCACAGGGCGGTCATCGGGCCAGGGTACTGGTCCCAGAGTGCGCCACAAAAGAGCGGCGCGCTCGTTGCAGGTGCAGTTAGCGTGGACGCCGGGAACCCAAGTTCCCTCCAGACCCGAGGTCCACGCTGTGCGCATTTTCCGCCGGCGATGGTCAGAGACCATGTCCGTGCCAGCCACCAGGGTGGCATCCTCCCTCAAAGGGGGGGCAGTGCTTCCAACACACTGCCCCTGGCACGTCCACACACGGGCCTAAGCCCGGTGCCACCAACGGGGGGAAGCAGGGCCGAGATCCGCCAGAGTGCCCTCCAAAGACACCTCGGGCGCAGAAACCTCGACAGCGAGTCTCATAGCGGAGAGGACCACTATGAAAGACAGCTCTGGTGACAGACCTGTCTCCTTAACCCACTCCAGCGCCCTAAGGCGGAGAGCGGAGATGAGGACCGCATCACGTTGTCGGAGCAACGCATATCCTGCAAGCTTGGACAGCAACTCGGGAAAAACCACCTCCCGCGAACCGTCCGACAGCTCGATGTGGTGATAAGCCACAAGAGCGCCGCCCAAGCCCTGGACGACCCCTCCACCAAGGAGTCTTGCACCATCCTCAAAATGAGAAAGAACCAAGTTGAGACCGGCCGGGTACGCGGCCGAGGGGAGGTCTGGTGTCCACCGCCCTCGAACGAGCACGCCAAGCGAGCCTCGCGGAAGTCCCAAAGAGGAAACCGCCCGGTTGACCCAGGCGGCCCTCCGACGGAGCCTGGCGCACGCTAGGTGCGCCGAGACAGGTGAGTGCCGACGAACGCCGACACCACCAGCCTCATCGGGTACTAGTTGACGTGGCTGTCCAGAAGCCTCGTCAACCACCGTGTTCAATGGAACACGGTCAAGTCCTGTGATGGGGTACCCAGCCCACCACGCCCTTATCAACTCAACAGCAAGAACAAAGCCCCAAAAGCACAGGAGGGCAAGCCTGTACAGAAGGGAGACAACGACCAGCAGCACGGCGAGGAGCAAAAGCAGGTGGAAGTCCATGTTGTTGAGGGGAAACCCGGA